TTGCTCTCGATGGCGCAGCTGCAACTGGCAAGCCACTTGACACTGTTCTTGCTGCTTTGACCAAATCATTCAATGGCAACAACTCTGCACTTTACAAACTCGCGCCGCAACTCAAGACAACAAAAGGCGGCATCGAGGACTTTGCTAAATCGGTGTCCGGAGCAGCTGGAACATCTGCTAGTCCGTTCGCAAAGTTTAGTGTCGCATTGAGCGAAGCAAAAGAAACCATTGGCAAGGCGTTCTTGCCCGTCATTCAGAACCTAATCACGGTGCTAGGACCACTGATTGACAAGATTGCCCCAACGCTTGCCAAAGTCATTTCAGAACTTGCCCCAATCTTTACAACACTCGTCAATGCGCTATTGCCACTGATCAATCAGCTACTGCCACCAATCATCAACCTACTCGGTTCTCTCATGCCAATCATCACCCCCCTGGCACAAGGATTGACCGCTGTGCTCATCCCAGTTATCAACACTCTTGCAGGAGTATTCCAAGGCATTGTGACGGTTGTCGATAGTGTAGTAAAAACCGTTAGTGGCACTGGTAAAGCATTCACAGATGCATTCAAGTTTGTCAGCACCTCGTTCACTCCAGTCATTAACGTTGTGACTGGACTATTTCAAGGCATTGTAACCGTTGTCGGCAGCGTAACAAAAGTTCTTGGTGGCATTGGTAAAGCATTCAAAGACGCATTCAACGGTGTTGGCACCTTCCTCAAAGGTTTATTCAACGGATTTATTGGCATGATTGAAGGGTTCGTAAACTACTTCATCGACGGAATCAACATGATCCCTAAAGGCCTGAACTCGCTCAAGTTCAAAGTCCCAGACTGGGTGCCATTTATCGGTGGTAAAACAATCGGTTTCAAAGTGCCAACTGTTGCTCACATCAAAATCCCTAAACTGGCTCAAGGTGGTGTAGTAATGCCATCGCCTGGAGGAAGCATCGTAAACGTTGCTGAAGCCGGTCAGGCCGAAGCGATCATTCCACTAAACAAACTTGGCAACATGAATGGCGGCAACACATACGTCATCAACATAAACAAGGCCTCGATCACTGGCGAGGACATTGTCCGGGCGATTAGGCGTTATGAAGTCGGTCAAGGTCGAACGGTAACGCTCTAATGGCCGGAGACGTTTTCTCACTAAAAAACAATCTCTATTTTGAGTTTGCTGCACCAAATGAAAAGACATTCACTTGGGGAGTGAGCAGCTGGGATGATGGCGATGTTTGGGATACTAACCCTTCAAGCTCAGACTGGCGCAATCTCACTTGTGAAACATTCGAAGTCAACATTGACAAAGGATGCGACATCACTTCAGGCATATTCGTTTCACCGTCATCCTCGACTGCTGTAATCAGTATGCAGGGAGCCGACTGGGATCCATTTAGCAATAAATCCATTCACGCAGGCACTGGCTTTCGCATTCAAGTTGAACCCAATCCAGACACGCACCCGGGCAGCACTTACATTATTTGGCAAGGCACTGTTCGTGATTACAACGCAACTTATGATCAGCGCGGTAATAACGTCGTAACGATCACTTGCGTAGATGGTATGCAGGACTTTCTAAATAAAAAAGTTGAATCCTATTCAATAACTGATGGCACTGTCTATCCTGGAGACGTTATTAGTGACATGTGCACGACATACTCTTCAGGCGTATCAGGAAACCTCAACCCGGACATATGCGTCATGGGTGGAAAAGAATATGTCAATACGACCGTTGGTGAAGTCATTGCTGATTGTCTAACCGCAGGCCTTGGCGCGTTCTGGATGGATAGAGATGGATACCTAAACTATCGTTCAGAGCTTGACCTGGCAACCTACATCGACAACGAAGCCTATTCATTCCATTTTTCTACCGAACATTCAACCAGCTCAGAACATATATGCATGACTGACCTCGTCATGAAAGCCGACTCGAGAGACTTACCAAACGTCATTATTGCCACTGCCGCTGGGTCAACACTAACTTTGACAAATATTGACGCGTATGAACTATTCGGTGCAGTATCTATAAACGTGAGTCCGCTCGTAGACTCGTCAACACATCTCAGAAACTGGCTTGACCGATTAGATCTCACAACCAAACTTCGACGCGTTGAAACACTAAACTTTGACGCCGCCAATCGAACTGGCCAAATCTGGGACTGGTGGCTTGTTGACAGATTATTTGACCCAAACTTTGTGAGCTACAAAATTAACGGTATTGAGTTTACCGATCTCTATTTTGTCACTCGACAAACGGACACCATTACGCCTTACACATGGAACATCGGACTAGAGTTATGGAGAGGTATCTAAATGGCATATAAAACATTCGTATCAGGAACACCGGCACTGGCCAGCGACATGAACACCTATCTGATGAAACAATCAGTCATGGTGTTTACAAACGCGAGTGCTCGAGACGCAGCACTTACGTCGCCGACTGAGGGCATGGTCACATACCAGGAACAAGCAGATCACCTCACCATTTACAACGGTTCGGCTTGGGTAGTGTTCGATGTTGGCTGGAACGCATGGACTCCGACATTCACTAACCTCACACAAGGCACTGGAGGCACAACGTCGGCATTCTATGCACGCATCGGTAAAACCATTGTTGCTCAGGTTTATGTCACTATGGGAACCACTGCACCAACTGTCGGCGGTCAGATTGGTATTTCGCTACCAGTAGCTCCAGCCTCGACCACTCGATCACTCAACGTTGGCAACTGTTTCATGCGCGACTCAGTTGGCGGCCGTTCATGGCTCGGAACCGTTTTCTTGAACTCCACTGAAGCCAGAATGCAGGTCACTGGTGCCAACTTGACTTACGGATACGCAGTCACACAATCGGCAACTATCCCTCACACTTGGGCTGCCAACGACTACTTCTCGTTCACAATCACTTACCAGGGAGTCTAATGAGCATCTTTGTCTGCAACAAAGTTGATTGCCCTAACTTTGAAATTGTTTATGACTTTGGCGAAGACCACCCGGTTCGCGCCGAATGTGGCGGATGCCACCAAACCCTACTACCAGAGGAAAACTAATGGGAAACGTTGACAACGCACCATGGCCATCACCAGCAGAACCAAAGCCAGCCCCAAAAGGCAAGCCTGCTGAAGTAACCCCAGACGCAGAGTAATGCCGGAGGACTCGCCTCGGGCGACAACTCCATCACTGCTGGCAGACATCTCAAATCGCTTGGCGGTTATCGAAGCACGCCTAGAGATTATTGCCGACCACGAAACACGTATTCGCGACCTCGAGAAGGCACGCTGGCAGTCTGCATGGATCACTAGCATCTCCAGCGCAGTAATCGTCTCAGTAGTAATAACGTTCATGACCAAAGGACTCTAATGACCGACTATAAAGAACCGTTTGCAGCATCGACTCGAGGTGACGAGTTCGGCAACATGGCCTCGTATCGCAAGAACCCACACCGAGGACAAGATTGGGCACCAGGCGAAGGCAAAACCATTCCGGCGATCACTGCTGGCAAAGTCACCGCAAACTTCTGGTCAGATGGACTGGGCAACTGCATTATTCAAAACACTGCTGACGGACTCTGGGTGCTATACGCTCACCTCCTCGAGCAGCCGAAACTCGCTATCGGTCACGCGCTGAAACTAGGCGACGCTATCGGCAAGGTCGGCAACACCGGTGACCTAACCACTGGAAATCACCTACATTTGAGCATCGCCAAAAGCAAGAACGTTCACGAATGCATCGCCGAGAAGCTCGTCGACCCTATCAAACACATTCAAGCCAACAGCCCAAAAGCAAAGCCAGCCCCGAAAGGTAAAAAATGAAGCTCGACGCAGAGACTCGACTATGGATCTACCGCGTAATCGGCACCGTCGTTCCCCTGCTGGTAACTCTTGGAATCACCACTGAGGGCATCGCAGGCCAGATTATGAACATTGTTGCTGCTATCCTGTCGATTGGTAGTGCTACACTCGCAGCCAAGAACATAACCAAATAACAAAATCGAATCGGAGAAAACAACATGGCCTTTGCCAAAGATTACGTCGACGTCGCCACACGCA